GTTCTTCGCTTCTACTGGTGCGCCGGCCGATTTAGAGCGCGTTAAGGAGGCCCTTTATCGTTTTATTCGTGAGGAGGGCATCCATGGTGAGACTTGGGGCCACATGGATGCCGATGAGCGTGAGTTCATAGAGGAAGACGCGGACGACCCTTTCGTTGTGCAGATCAACAACGTAGTGTCCTCCATGAAGGAAAAGGTGGTCCACTTTTCACCTGACCATGTCCATATTGGACCCGCCTCGTGGGCGATCATCCAGACAGCGATACGCCGTTTGCGGGACAATCCATGGCTCCAGGAAATGTACATGGACCAAAGGAAAAATTCTGACCTGTACTGGCGACAGCAGTACGTGTCCAAGGGCTATAGCCCAGGGGAAACTCAGCTATGGGGCTGGAATCTCGCTGGGCAATTCCGGGACCTCCTGGGACTTGGGTCCCGGGGGGTTCCCAACTAAGGCCGAGTGGTCGGACGGGCGCTCCATTCAGTTGGTGATCTAAAGTTGACAGTGCACGCAGGATGCAGTTGCCGCCAGCTAAAGGATTTTCAGATCACCAAGAGCCCCGAACCCGACTACCGGACCATTTCCCCCAACGCGCCAGTGGGAGTTACGCACCTCCCACAGGTTAGCGTGCAAGAGGCCTGTACACGATGGTTTTTCCATAGCTCGGACTCGAAGAATATCCTAGCTGCCTTGAACACGCGCGTTGATGTTTGTCGCCCTGCCCCTGACCAACCCACAATGGACATTATGTGGGATAATTTTGTTTTACCGCTTCGGAAATCTATCGGTCATGTTCCACCGATGACTTTCGAGGCGGTGATAGCGAGCTACTCTGACCGGAAAAAGAGGGCTCGCTATGATGCCGCCAGGCGGAATCTCCAGACCATTGGCTATAAAGATTGGTGGAGAGGCGGTGTCAAAATTTTTGTGAAGAAGGAAGCTATCAAGTTCAGTCTGCAAAAACCGGAACCGGACCCTCGTGCCATACAGTTCCGGGATGCAGAGACTACGCTGATCTTGATGGCCCACATGAAACCCTTGGAGCACAGGTTGTATACCACCCATGTTCGTCCACATCCACCCACACGGTGCATCACCAAGGGCCTCAATCCTCGTGCCATCGCAGATTTGTTGATCCAAACCAAAAGAATTCGGTCCTACAAGTTTATTTATGGGCTGGATGCAAGTCGGTTTGATGGCAGTCTTGGCCCCGCACACCAGAAAGTTGAACATGGGTTCTGGAAATGGGGGGTCCGGGATGTTCGGTTCTTGGAGGCTCTCAGTTATCAGGTGGTGAACAAGGGGCATGCTATCACATCCGATGGGCCAATTAACTATCGGGTCACTGGTAGCCGCATGTCTGGGGATGCCAAC